ACCTATGCAGAAGAAAGCCAGCCTCAATACAGGAAATGCTAATAAGATGGTCTGGTATTGCATTCACAATTATATGTTTATGATCCTTCAGGCAGGAAGTCGCAAGCAAGTTATGCTCCCAGCACATGCCCTTTTCCAATGTCATATTGGTAACGCCTTGAAGCAATGCATAGCAAGCGTGCCTTGGGTCGCATTCACCGCTTGAAACAGGCCTGTCAACTGCATAAGGCCAAGTTGCAAGGGCTTTTATGTTTTCTTTCCCAGTGGTGATTGTATGCAAATCTTTTGCAATTTGATCCCAGTCCTCAAATTGCCGAGCCTGGATAATGCAATGACCGAAAAGGCGTATAAATGCAGACACAAAGTCTCGGGGAAGTTCGCCCATGATCTGGTTTGACAGTTTGTTCCCGAGCAACCCAAGATGCATGCAGGCTGCCGAGACTCTCAGGTTCTGCGCTTTTTCGCGAGACATTGTCAAGTATTCGCGAGCAGGGCTATTCTTTGAAAGCAATCTGACTTTGCGTGGATCAAAATATTGAGCAACATAGAAATTACTGCCCTTGGGCGTTCCGTAGAGCTCGCCCAGTTGCCGCTTGCGGTTTTTTGCTTGTCCCATATCGCTATTCGACCTCCGCTCCACACGCTCGAAGCAGCTGCCCAACCGTCAGCGGAGCGCAAGCCAAGTAGACCGACGACTTGCCGTAGACCTTCTTGACCCTCAGTAGCTCACCATTTCCGCGGTCAAGGATCATGGTCTTTTCTGCCTCGAGCCAGGTCTTACGGGGCCAGAGCCAGCGGTAACAGGGTGACCTGTGGTGTTCGTCTTCGCAGAACTTGCGCTGTTTCTCGCGCCATTCTTCAGACCAGATTCTCCAATCAACTTGATCAGGCGCTATGGACGGAGTCACGGATATGCCGTGCTTTTGCCTAAATCTTTTTACCGACCAATCAAGGTGCGGCTCCAGGTTGAACCCAGAAGCATCTACAACCCAGATCATTTTCCCGTAGAACTGCTCACGCTCCCTGATCTCGGCGGCGCTGATCGCTGACTTCTGAAACTCGATCACGCCGCGTGGTGTGCGCACGTCGGCCCTGTGCGGGCCCATGACAACCTCTTGCCACTCGGCCGGGAACCTCGCCTTCCAGCCAAGGTGCCACTGGGATTCCGGCTCGCCCCAGCTGTCGCAGTCCCTGGCCTTGTGCGCCCAGTGCCATTCGACGATCTCGCCGCACTTCGGCACGACTTCGCCGCCGCAAGCTGGGCAGGTAGCGGTGACACCAGGGAAGGCCTGAATCTTTCGGCCGTGGCGATTGGCCCAGAGCATCAGAGGGTCGTGGGTTGACTGCTTGTGGTGGCCGCGGCCTGCGGACACTTCTGCTGCTTCTGCAGCCGTGTCCACGTCTCCACCGCAAGCGCTTTCGTCTCTTCAGGCGGCGCCGGCTGGCTGGGGTGCGTGTTGAGCCAGCGGTATGGGGCCGTTGCCAGAGCCTTCTCCCAGTCGCTGACCGTGATCACGGCAATGTGGCTGTGGGTGTCGCCTCCTCCCGATGCCCGGGGGCCGCCAACCAGCACCGCCCAGCCATAGCGCTGGCCCCGCATTCGCCGAAGAGTGTCCCTGTATCCGGGCGGGTCTGCCGTCATTGGCCCTCAGTGGAGTGGTAGTGGCTGGGTCGATCCGCGGCGGAAACCTGAATGGCCGCGGCCGACCGGGACAGCTTAGCCGTTGCAGGTTCGCACCGGCAACAGTAGGGTGCACAGGCCTCTGCAGAGCATTTGCCGCATGACCGCAACAGTCCAGAAGCCCGACCGATACGCGACGGCAATCTCCCTCCCGCGTCACCTGGCCGATCACGTCGCCCAGCAGGCCTCGGCCCGGGGCGTCTCCAGCGCCGACTACATCCGGCTTCTGATCTTCCGCGACATCGAGGCTGGCAAGCAGGCTGCCGACACGGGCGCGGCTTGATCCATGGCCGATGCCAATGACCCGGCAGCGGCCGATCACTCATCCTGGCGCCAGCAGCTCGGTCGACTTGAGCCGTTAGGCCTGCCACTGCTGCCTTGTGGCGCCGGCAAGGATGGCAAGTCCCCGCTCAACCCGCAGACCGGCTACGGCTTAGCCGGGTGGGAGACCGCTGCATTCAGCGTTCCCCAGATCCTCGCCATGAATGGCGTGGTGCGCAGCGTCGGCACCCGTACCGGTGATGGCCGGATCGCTTTCGACATCGACGGCGGCACGGCCCTGGAGCTCTGCCTCGCCCGGGGCTGTGATCCGCAGCAGGCCATCACCTGGCAGGTGCACCGCGACACAGACCCGCTGCGCCTCAAGGTGCTCTGGCTGCTCACGCCACAACAGCAGCGCCAGCTCGGTGCGATGGTGTCGAAGAAGCTCATCACCCGACCGCCTATCCGGGACGACAACGGGCGTGTGCTGGAGAAGGCCGAAGCTGTCGAGCTGTTTCACCACACCGGCCGGCAGGTCATCCTGCTGGGTCAGCACCCCACCAGCGGTGGCCACTACTTCTGGCCCGATGGCCTCGGCCCCGAGGCCTTGGCGCCGATCCCCGAGGAGTGGTGGGCGTTGGCCCTGGAGTGCATCGGAACGCAGGATCAGCCGCTGCTTGACCACACGCCTGCATCGCCTCCAACCGGCGTGCGCGTGCCCCTGCTCGAGTTCGTCACTCGCGCCACTCGGATCTTCGTTCAGACAGGCGGCATCCCGGGCCGGTGGAACGACGACCAGCTCACGCACGCCCTCGATCTGATCGCGACGGAGGCATGGATAGAAGGCCAAGGACACGTCCCCGAGCCCACGGCTCGGCAGGCCTTTGCCGATCACATCACCGCCGCTCGCCAGCTGGATCGGGCCTTTGATTCCCGCAAGGCCTGGAAGCGCTTTGACGGCGGCATCGCCAGGAATCCGCAACCCGGAACACCCGAAGAGAAGCTGCGCAGTCGGCTTGCTCATTGGATTGGGCAGGCCGGCTACGGGCCACAGCCTCGGGGCGACGCGGCCCGCCAAGGCTCGCCAGAGGCGCCGGGAGCTGCTCAGTCCAACGAAGACAAGCAGGCCACCTTCCGCGAGCTTCTCTCCGCCTGCCTGGCCGCGATCCGCAGTGGTGATCGCGATGCCGAAATGGAGGTTAAGGCTGAACTCAAAGGGCGCTTTCGTGTCACAGACGAACAGATCCAAACAGATCTATTCCGCCAATGGAGACTCGACAAGGTCGAGCGCCGCAAGGCTCAGCATGACTCTATCGCCCTTTCTGCCGTAGCGCCACTCAGGTATCGCATGGATGGATTCATCCAGGTCGGCGACATTGGTCTTACCTACGGTCCTTATGGCACCGGCAAAACTACATACTCACTGGCAAAGATGTATGCCCACGCCACAGGCAGCAATCTCCTTGACCGAGACACTGCGTGCGATCCCGGCCGCTGTCTATTCATCGCCACTGACTCTGGCGCCGCCGCCCTGAAGAAGTCACTCTTTGATCTTGGCATTGATCCGGACGATGACCCGATCCTGACCCCAGGCCACCCGGATCAGCGGATCTGGATCTGGGCCCATGAACCCGAGCAGGGCCACGATGCCTGGATCTGCGACATTCACGGCGTCATCCGCCTTGAGGAGTTCATCAAGGCAAAGGGCATCACCTACGTCGTCATCGACAGCGCCAAGGCCGTCAGCACCCCCGCCGGCTGGTCCTACTGCTCGAACGAAAGCGTCAAGGCTCTTTTGCAATGCCTGCGGGAGGTCGTCGCGCAGCCCACCGGCGCCTTCATTGAGTTTCTTTCCCATGACGGCACCGAGAAGGGTTCTCACAGCGGCGCGAAGGCCTGGGCCGAAGATCCGTCGATGGTCTGCGCCCTGTCTGTCGCCAAGGATGACGACGGCAGGCCCAGTGGTGTCACCTGCGAGTTCCGCAAGGATCGGGCTGCAGTCATTGAGCCGCGCCGGTCGATCACCTTCTTCCTCGCCGAAGGCCAGCTGAAGCTCAAGCCGGGGATTGATGTGGTCGGCACCTGCGAAGACGCCATCCTCACGATCCTTTGGGAGGCACATCAGAACGACGTGGCCTCTGTCTCAGCCAAGTCCCTGGTGGATGAGGTCTTCACGCGCTTCAGGCGCTCCCGCAAGACGGTCGAGAACACCCTGGCCAGGATCGCCGGCACCGGTAAGGGCCCGTCTCCCACGCCCGTCATCAGGCCAAAGCGGGGGCACTACTGCATCTCGCCCGCTGAGGCTCAGAACCGCACCTCGCGCGCGCACGCGTCACGACCTCTCTCTTCTACGGGGGGTATTAACCTCAAACCCATTGCGGCGCAGTCGGTCTGCAATCCCCCTATTGATCCCCCCTCGGGGGAAGCCGGGGGGGACGCCAAACCCCCGAACCCCCCGGCGGGGGAAGCCAAAGGGGGAGCGGAGAACCCAGTCTCTGACTGCGAACTCGTCGAATTACCCCCCGACGCAGGGGTGTTATCGCGCGCGCACGATGCCCCCAGCTGGGTCCGGTTTGCGCTTGACCAGTGCGGGCTTTTGCCTGATCACCCCGAAGCGGCTGCAGATGTCACCGACTACCTGGCACAGGCCAACCCGGCCATCACGCCAGCCCAGATCCAGGAAGCCCTCGACGACCTGTGCCAGTGAATGCCGCACAACGGTTCAACCGCCGCCCTGTGCCCATTGACGTGCGCAGCGGCCTCGGCCGCTGGCATTCAGGCTTTCTGCTGCTCAGCTTCAACGCAGACGGGACCGTCACGGTCCGCAGCTGCGCGACTGGCGCTGTGCGCCACTTGCTCCCCGACCAGTGGCGCGATCCGGTGGAGGCTGAAGCCCTCAAGGCTCACGGCATGGCATGGTGAGCTGTTCCCGTTGCGCAACCACACCGCAAGGCCCTAAGCTGTCCACGTTGCGTTCCCGTATCCGCGTGGCTGGTGGCCGGCCCACTGCACTGACCGAGGAGCTCATCCCGCGGGCTGCAGAGGTTGCGGCGATCTGCCCATCACATCGCGCCATCGGTCGCGCCATTGGCGTGCATCACTGCACCGTTCGCGATTGGATTCAGAGAGGCGAAGATCCCAATTCGCCTGAGCTATTTCAGCGGTTTTCCGCAGCCATTCATGAAGCCTTGCTGATGGCTGAGATACGGCTGGCTGACAAGGTGGCATCAGGCGAGCCCAAGGACGCCACCTGGATGCTCACTCACTCGCCGTTCTTCCGCGATGAGTGGTCTGACGCCGCCGCCGAACGTCGCGCCGTGCAGCGCAGCCAGGACCGGACCATCGCAGTTCTCGAGGCGGCACCGGAGCTGACCAACGAGCAGCGCCGCATGCTGTTCGCCCGCCTGGCAGCCGCTGGAGAGCACCCAGATCCCGGGTCGCTTGCATGACCTGCCGCTGGGCCATGGCCGAGCAGCGCCAGCGCCTGGCGGAGCGCGAGTCGCTGACCGCCACGACGCCCCAGGCCCCCTACGACCGGTCCTTCGGTGACTACATCGCCACCGTCTTCCCGTCGTTCCCCTTCACCCGTCACACCACACGGCTGGTGGCCATCGCGCAGCGTGTCGCCGATGGTGAGCTCCCACGGCTGATGGTTGAGCTGCCGCCACGGCACTACAAGTCCACGATCTTCTCCCGCTTCCTGCCCGGCTACTTCCTGCGCCGCAACCCATCGAAGACCTGGGGCCAGGGCGCCAACACCCAGACGCTCGCCGCGGAGTTCGGTGAAGCCGCCCGGGATTACTTCCTCGCCTCCGGCGGCAGCCTGCACCCCAGCAGCACCGGCAAGGACCGATGGAAGACCGCCGGTGGGCTCGGCGGATTCTGGGCTGCTGGTGTCGGCAAGGGCACCGGCCTGCCGGCGGACTTCCTGAACGTGGACGACCCGATCAAGGGCCGCGAGGAAGCCGAGAGCGCCGCCTACCGCCGGCAGCTCTACAACTGGTGGAGCACGGTGCTCAACACCCGGGAGGAGCCCGGTGGTATCAAGCTGATCACCCACACCCGTTGGGCAGAGGCGGACCTGATCGGCTGGCTGCTGACCCAGGTGGAGCAGCTCGAACGGGACGGCAACGGCGACGCCGCCGAGCCTTGGCATGTGATCAGTCTGCCGCTGATCGCCGAGCCGATCGTCAAGCCCCTGCCGTCACTGGTGACCCGTGAGGCGGACGACCGCGAGCCCGGCCAGGCGCTGGACCCCAGCCGCTACGACGAGGAGTGGGCCCGCAGGAAGCGGCTCAACACTCCCGATCGGGACTGGGAGGCGCTGTATCAGCAGCGGCCGACCCCGGGCAAGGGGACGATCTTCACCGCCGAGATGTTCCGGTACTGGGGCACCACCGAGCGGCCCGGTGAGTTCGGTGATGCGATCCTGCCGGCCCGGTTCGTGCGGCGCATGGCGTCGCTGGACTGCACCTTCAAGGACAGCGCCGGCACCGACATGGTGGCGATGACGCTCTGGGGCCAGGACGACGCGGGTCTGTGGCTACTGGACCTGATCAATCAGCGGCTCGACTTCGCGGCCACCATGGACACCATCGCGGCGCTGTGGCCCGTCTGGCAGTTCGGTGAGCTGCTGGTGGAGGACAAGGCCAACGGCCCGGCGGTGATCAGC